CGCCAAAGCCGTTCGGCATCGTCCACGGGTAGGCGTGGCCGTTGGCCTGTGCAGCACGCACCAGCAGTTCGTCCTTCATGCTCAGTCCTTTTCGCTTCGGGTAGGGCCGCCCAACAGGCCGGTCAACTCGGACTTGCCTTCGGCAAGCCGGTTACCGGCAACGTTATGGCGCTTCAGGTACGGGCGGCATTTCTGGCCCGTGCATCGCGTCGAGTAGCGCGCTCAGCTCGTCGGTGCTGATGCTGTCGGATGGGGTTCCGTCAGGGTCACACCGGAACACGCCGAGCCAGTGTGAGCCCTGCATCAGCAGTTTGCGGAAGCGGTAGGCGTCGCGCTTCACCACGTCGGCCACCGTCCGAGCCAAGCCGGCGCTGTCGAGTTCTTTTTGCAATCGGTCTACCTCCGCGCCCAAGAGCGCGGATTCCGTCTCGGCCTTCACCATCCGCGCCAACAGCCCAGCGTCGCCGGCCTGAGACAGCGCCAGTTCGCGCCACTCGGCAAGCTCTCGCTCGCATTGCTGCCTCTTCGCCATTTCCTCGCCAAGCTCGCAGTCGTTGGTGTGCTCTGTGCCGTCGCACACCGGGCAGCGCGGGGCTTGTGGTTCGGGCGGATCGCCCCATGCTTCTCTGCTCATCCAATCCACCTCCATTTGCCGCCAACAAGGTCATCGCCTACGGGTTCAGCAGTGCGGCCAGGCCGGCTGTGCCACATCGCGGCGCTTCCGCCCGCGTCCTCTTTGTCGAGCCTAAATCCAGCGGCTCGCAAGCTGGCACCGCCTTCGTCGGGCAGCGTGTACGTGTAAATCGGTTCATGTCCAAGGGCACGCGCAGCGCGGCGGGCGGCTCCGTAGAGCATGCTGCAAGCGTTGATTTCATCGCCGTAGATGTTGCGCGCCCACTCATAGCGGTGTGCGCAAAAGAATTGCTTGATCCAGTTCATCGGTTTCCTCTCTGGTAGGCCCGCAATGCAATCAGCAGGCTCTCAAACTTGCTGTCGGGTATCTCGGCCGCCATGCAGGCATCGGCGATCTGGTCTGCGGTGTAGGCCGGCTCATCGCCGCGCATCAGCGCAGCCGATAGGCGATCTACCGCAGCGCAAAACTCGCGCGCCTGCTCTGGGCCACACTGCGGGCTGCGTGCTATGGCGTTCGATGCCCGCACCAGCGCTTGCCAGTGCTCTGCGTGCGCGTCTTCGGCACGCTCCGGGGCCAGGCCTAACCCGTCGGTCGAGCTGACCGTTGCCAGCGGGGAAGGTTCTTTGTCCATGTGAATTTCTTCTGTGTTCATGTTTCGGCGCGCGCTGCCAACGTCAGCTCACCTCCAACGTTAAACACCGCACACCTTAATCCGCGCAGGCGCCAAAAACGCAGGCAAGCAAGCCTTGCATTCCTCGCGCGTCATGCCGATCAGAACAACAACCCGACCGTCACTGAGCTGCACGCTCAGCGCGGGCATCCCGGCAAACTTCGCCAGCGCATCGGCGTGCATGTCCCCGATCTCGACGCCTTCGCCATCCAGTTGCAGAAGTTCCATCATTGGGCACCGGACATTTGGATAGGCCTCCTTGGTCAGCTCGCCGTGAACGTTCGGCGTCAAAACGGGATGTCGTCCTCCATCCCATCAAACCCCGTCACCGCCTTGGCCGCTGCCTGGCGCTGCTGGCTGTGCGTCTGCTGCGGCTTTTGTTCGCCGTCGTTTCCGCCAAGCATCGTCATTTCGTTGGCGATGATCTCGGTGGTGTACTTCTCGACGCCATCCTTGTCGGTCCACTTGCGCGTTTTCAGGCGGCCTTCGATGTAGACCGGCTTTCCCTTCTTCAGGTACTGCCCGGCGATTTCAGCCAGCTTGTCGTAAAAGACCACGCGGTGCCATTCGGTTTCTTCCTGGCGCTCGCCGCTGGTCTTGTCCTTCCAACTCCGCGACGTGGCAATGGTGATGTTACAGACTGCGGCGCCGCTGGGCGCATAGCGCACTTCAGGATCGCGGCCCAGGTTGCCGATGAGGGTTACTTTGTTGACGCTTGCCATGTCATGTTTCCTCGGCCATTGCGGCCCATGCGTTGATAAATTCGATCAGGTCCGAACACTCGCGGACCGTAAGCGTTGACGTAGGCCGAAACACGATGTCCACGCCTGCGCCATCAATGCGCCGCCTTGGTCAATCTCAGCATGGCAGTCAACACACAGGGCGGCAGTAAAGCAGTCGTCGGTTTTCATCCCCATGCCCTTGCCGACATTGCGGTGTGCGGCCTGTGTAGCGCCTTCACGAAAGCACAACATGCAGGGCAGCGAAGCAACGGCGCGAAGCCATTTCTCGCTTCGGAAGACTGGCGTCTTGAGGTAGTTCACTTCTTGCCCGCCAGTGCGTCTTGGTTTGCTCGCTCTTGCGCAGCATGGGACTTGATCGATGCGCGCAGCTTTGAATGCGGCTTCAGCAAAGACCACAACTTAAGCTGTTCCTCTGAATCGGTGATGCACGAGACTTCTTCATAGGCGCCGTACTCGTTGCCAGCCTCAAACTTATCAACAGCAGATGCCGCGATTTCTTCGAGTTCTTCGTCGCGCGTCGGAACTCCAAGGCCGCTCTCTGGATCAATTGCCATCGTCGGGACAATGAACTGCTGAAACAACGCAGTCCGGAAGGCCACTGACTGCGCCTTGGTCGTGGCCTTGTCGGATGAATCCATGCCTTCGCCGTAGGCTTCGCCGATCACGAACGATCCGTCCTCGGCCTCGAACTTGAATGACCCTTTCAGCATCACAAACCGCAGAGTTCCGCCGCTCTTGCTCTGGCGTTCGTGCACGGTCAGCTCGCTGTAGGACGGGCTAACGATGATCCCGGCGCGGATCAACACCGGGCACATCTCATTCATTGCTGCTTCAATGCCGCGAAAGTTATAGCTCTGGTCCTTGTTGCGGCTGATCTTTGCAATGCCTGTCCTTGCGATCTCAGCCATTGCCGACTTGATTGAACTGTGAATCATGCTCATGGCTTCACCTTGAATTGATGCGCGCGCAGCTGGCGCAGAAGACGCGAGAACAGGCTTACCGTCACGGGCCGCGCCCTGCGGTATGGGCCGGTCATGGCGCCACTGCTCAGCAGCAGCACATGAAGCGGCGTGCCGTGCAGCCGCTTTGCGCGCTGGGCATGGTCAAGGTGTGCGGCGGTGATCAAGCGACCTCCGTAAACAAGTCTTCAGTCTTCGCGGTTGCGCCAGCAAGGTTCGCGCATGCCTGCTTGAAGTAGGACGCCTTCAGCTCTACGCCAACGAATCGACGGCCCATCTCAATAGCGACATAGCCCTCGCTGCCAATGCCCATGAATGGGCTCAGCACGATGTCATCAGGGTTGGTCCACAGAAGCACCCCGCGCCGGATAACGTCAAGCTGTAGCGGGCAGATGTGCCGTTCATCGTCATGCTCGCGGGCGCTCATGTATTGCAGCGTGTCGGATGGGTTGATATCCATCCATACTGGGCTTGCAACCTTCTGCCAGAGGTCAACAGGAAACTCGGCACCGTGCTTGATTCGCTCGGATTCACCTGGTGTCCGCATCGTGATCAGGTAGTCCGGGATTCCTTGGCGACACATGGCGGAGTTCTCGCGGATGCTCTTGTGCAGCAGGCCGAGCGCCTTTGTTCGCTGCATGGCAGTCACAGGGTCTTTCCAGATCGTGACCTTGGCGTGAAAGATGAAGCCATGCTTCTGGAATGCGCGGATCAGTTCCCCGGGGAAGTCCTTCAGCCCGATGTAGCCATCGCGCTCCTTGCTCGTCGGCATGTCCATGCAGTGAAATGAAACTTCACGGCCAGGCTTCAGTACCCGCAGCAACTCTGCGATCAGATAGTCGAAGTGCGCAAAGAACTCGTCGTCGTTGCGCACATTTCCCATGTCGCGCGGACTGTTGCTGTAGGTGTAGAGCGATGCAAACGGCGGGCTAAAAATCGAATAGCCGATGGAGTGATCAGGGAGGCCTTTCAGAACCTCAACGCAATCACCGTGATAGGCGGCATATCGTTCGGTCACGATCTGGTCAATGCAGTTCATCATGCAGCTTTCAGAAATGAAGGCACAGCAACAGGGTTCGTTGCGTTGTGCGTGTTGGTTGATCTGACGGTGCCGGTCACTGATTGCATGACGGCATCGTGGGTTTCTGCGCTGAGGCTTTGCGCCATGAGTTGCGCGTCCCGCTCCTTGCGTTTCAGGTTCGCCACAACGGCGCCTTCGGCAGAAGACGCAAAGACGTGGACATGTACATCGCGCGTTTGGCCAAATCGCCAGCATCGGCGCACGGCTTGGTAGTACGCCTCGAATGAGTCTGTGACACCAACGAATGCCATGCGAGCAGAGTGCTGCCAGTTCAACCCAAAGCCGCAGATGCTGGGCTTGCTGACCAATACGCGGAATTTCCCCGCTGCAAAGTCTGCAAGGCGATGCTCCTTCACTTCCACGCTGTCAGCTCCAGCGATCTGCACTGCGCCGTTGATGGCCTTGGTGAGTGCGTCGCCTTCGGCATTCAGATCGCACCAGACAACCCACGGCTCGCCTGAGTCTTCATTGACGATGGCCGCGCAATCACGCACGCGGTCATCAACAGACATGCGCCGTGCATCGCGCCGCTCGCTCAGCGTTTGTGCCTCCGCAGCAAACAGCATCCCATTCAGCGGCATTTCAGTCTCGACCGTATGCTCGTGCAAGTGCAGCGGCGGAAGGTCATAGGCCGAATCGTCAAAGCCAAGGTCAGATGGCTTTCGTACCAGTGCGCCCCACTGGCAAACCCATCGCCAGAATATTTGCCGTGCGTGCCCTTTGAGTCGCCAGACGCTTGTGTCGCCGCCGTCATGCGTGAAGAACTCCGCGAGCATTTCCTGCCGCGTGCACACACCGAGAAACTCGGCATGAGTTCCCAGCTCTGTCCAATCATTTGGGGCCGGTGTAGCCGTCGCGCAAAGCTTGAACTGAGTGTCTCTGAACGCGTCAATCAGGATGCGGAAGGTCTTCGCATCGTGGTGCTTGATGCAAGATGACTCATCCAGCACAACACCGCCGAACATCGATGGGTCGAACTTGTGCAGCCGGTCGTAGTTCGTGATGTTGATTCCCGGCCCCACGTCCGCAGCATCACGGCATAGTTGGATTTCCACAGCCAACGCGGCACCTTCCATAACGGTTTGTGATGCAACGGCAAGTGGGGCCAGGATCAACACGGGGCGCTTGGTGTAGCGATGCACAGCATCGGCCCAAGCGATCTGCATCCGAGACTTTCCAAGGCCGGTGTCTGCGAATATGGCCGAACGGCCGCGACGCAAAGACCATGCAGTCAGTGCAGATTGATGAGGGAACAGCGAGACCGGCACACTGAAGCCAGACGCGATGCCAGTTGATTGATTGATGCCGAGCTTGCTGGCGACGAATTGTGCGTAGCTCACAGCGGCCACCACAGCACGCCGATCACGACGATGGCAGCCACCGACGCGACCCAGCAAAGTTGATCGACTGCAAACAGGGTGCGAGCGTTGTTCTCGGCGACCCGCAGGCTCATGTAGTCGCTGTCAGGATGGCTGTTCATGCTTCCACCATTTCCCATTCGCTGGCCCAACGAATGAAGTCGTCATGGCCAAAAAGTTCTGCCGCGCGCTCATGGGTATCGGTGGCTACAAAGCGGTAGCCGGAGCCAGCATTAAGCAGCGCAACGCGGTACATAAGCTTCACAGGCTTGGGCTTTACGCGCCATTGCCAATCAGCTCTGAATGATGGAGTTGAGCCAAAGATAGCTGCCTCCCAATCTTGCCAACCATTCAGTAGGTTAGGCTTGAACTGCACATCGGCCCCATCAGCCCAAGCCTTGATCACGGCGGCGTGTACGTGCGGCTTCATTGCTGCACCCATGACATCGGAACGTTTTCCAAGAAGGCGTCCCATGCGGCCACCTCCGCCTGATTGCCAGCCATGAAGGCTGCAGCGTCCAACTTGCTCATTCGTAGCACTCCGAGTAGTTGTCGGCGTAGTCACGAGCGACGCACTCGACGAACTCGCGCAGCGCCGCAGCAACTGACTTGTCGGACTCGCTCTGAGCGTTCGGGTGGTTGTCGCGTACAGCCACGGCGCAGGCCGCAAACAGCAGCTTCTGCGCATCATTGCTGCACTCGCCGAGGAACGAGCGCAGCGGGTAGCTCTTGCGGGTCATGAGGCCGGAAATCAGCGCAACATCAAGGTTAGCCCGCAGCGGGTCCATGAATGCGTCGTAAGCGCGATCTTCGGCGGCCAGTTGCTGCGCCGGGTGGTTGTCGCTGGCCCGTGGCTTCAGCAGTGCGTTGTCGATGCGGTCCATCTGGTTCACTCCTGTCCGCTGTGTTTGCGGCGTGAATGGACTGTAAGCGCACTTACCTTGCAATGCAAGTGTGCTAACAAAGACCGTTAAGCGCGCTCAACTATTCACGCGGAAAAAGCCCACACAAGCGGTAAGCCTGCTAACATGGCTGCATGGATAAAGCACATGCAATCAATCTTCTCGGCGGGACGGTAAGCGAAGCGGCTGAGGCAATCGGCATCACGTCGTCTGCTGTCACGCAGTGGCCTGACGTTCTACCGGCCCGAATCGAAGACCGGGTCCTTGCTGCGCTGGCCCGCAAGCATATGCCGGAATTGATCGCGGCGGAAGCCAAAGCAGCGAAGGTCTGAGCCATGCTGCCGCACGACATCTGCCGCTGTGAAGGTGCGCTTAACGCCACCTCTCCCATCGTCTGTGACCGCCGCGAAGACTGCGAGCGGCACACGTCGCTTGAGGACATGGGGCCGCGTAGTCCCGTCGTTGCACTCATGTGCTTCGATGACCGCTATCACGGCTTCATCCCTGTGAAGGTGGTGGCCTAAATGTTTGTCTCCCACCAGCACGCAATGCCCTTCCTCCGGGGCGCTGGTGGCTTTGCCCGGGCCGTGGGTTGCGGTAACGCGGCCAGCCCGGGCTATTTTTTCATGATCAATGGGGTAGCGGGGCTGTGCTGCAGCCGTGCCCGCGCAGCTTGTGGAAAGCGTGCTACTGCAGCCGCACGCCCAGCCAGGCGCCCCACCCTTTCTAAACGCGGGCGTGGCAGAGCGGTTATGCCTCGGCCTTCCAAGCCGACTACCCGGGTTCGACTCCCGGCCCCCGCTCCATCCAACGTGGCCGGTACAGCGCAGCAAGCGCCATCAACTCCGCAGCCACTGCCGCTAATGCGCGGGCCGAGCAGGGTTTCGATGTTGTGCAGCGTGATAGCCGCGCTGCTGAGGTCGCGGCACTCAAACAACGATTGCAAGAATTGGAGCGGGCCGCATGAGCCTAAAGGACTTTTTTAGCGCAATCGCAGCGTCAGACAAGACGCCCTGCGACAAGTACCACTGCAAAAAGCAGATTGATTGCGCTGAGTACAAGCTCGCTTGTGACTCGTGGTTGGTCTATGTCGAGACTGGCCGCGCACTTGATCCTCACATCAAGTTGAGCGCGGGCGCTCAGTTGAGCACGCGCGTTCGCAACGCAATACTCCCGGCAGAGCCTATGCCTGACCGGCTCACATTCAATCGCGTGGAGGCCGCATGATCCTCAGTTGCCAACACTGCAAGCTTGACTTCAACGCTGAGAAGCACTCAATGAAGTATTGCAGTAAGCCTTGCTATCACGAGGCCGAGCGCATCAAGAACCCCGGGAACAACTGCCGAAACTGCGGCATTGAGATAACCGGAAAGCGCAGGACCATTCGCACGTACTGCAGCGCCGAATGTCATGAAGCAAGCTTTGATGCTCTGCGCACGACCTCGAAGTGCAAGCGCTGCGGCAAAGAGTTCTCCCACCTTAAAACACGCCCTCAGCTCACATGCAGCCACGCTTGTGCAGCATCTGGGATGCGTGCGCTGCGCAACAAGGTAGTCAAGCCAAAACCTGACAACGCATTTGATGGCGTGCAAATCAAGAAGCAAAGCGCAGCTAATTGGGAGAAGGCTGAAGTCAAGTATTCGGATGGCTTTGTTTTCACCCGCTGCCCGAGCCCAGGCTATGGCCGCTTCGGCGAAATCATCACCGCCACTGAAGCCCCGCGCCTGTTCCGCGACATTCCGTTGGGAGCCCTCGCATGACCATGAAAGCCGACCTGATCAAGCTTCTGCGCGCCCGCTGGGTTACGCCAGTCGTCGCGCTGAACGAGGCGAAGTGCTTCAGCCTGTCACAGCGCTGTGGCGATCTGCGCCGCGATGGCGTCAAGGTTCTGGATCGCTGGGTAGACCTTCCAGACGGCAAGCGCGTCAAGGAATACAGGATCTTCTGATGGCGCGTTCGAGAAACATCAAGCCGGGCTTCTTCAAGAACGAAATTCTTGCGGAGCTTTCACCAGAAACACGGCTCCTTTTTATCGGGCTGTGGTGCATTGCAGACCGTGAGGGCAGGTTCGAGGACAGGCCGAAAAAGATCAAGATGGAACTGTTCGCGGCCGACGATTTTTCGGTCTCAGACAGCCTTGACCAGCTTGCATCAAGCGGGTTCTTGGTTCGCTATGAGGTTGACGGAAGAAAGTACGTGCAGATCGTCAATTTCATCAAACATCAGATGCCGCATCACAAGGAAGTGCCGAGCGATATCCCGGCGCCGCCAGGATCACCACAGGTGACTCGACATGCTTATGACGTAAGCCCCGATGTGCGTTCATCAGTATTTTCCCGCGATGGGATGAAGTGCCTTCGTTGCGGAACCAAGGACTCATTGTCGATTGACCACATCGTCTCGCTTTCGCAAGGCGGAGACAACGCAATCACGAACTTGCAAACGCTATGCACATCTTGTAATTCAGCCAAAGGCGGGGCAACTAAGGACTACCGAAAGACTGTCATTGAATCAACGTTGATGCAACGTCAAGCCAACGATGGCGCTTCTTGTCCATCTGATTCCTTGATTCCTGATTCCTTGATTCCTGATTCCTTGATTCCTGATTCCTCACCACTGATTCCTGATTCCTCAGTTGCGCCTGCGGCGCTTTCCGGCAAGGCCCCGCGAAAACGCGGAGCCAAGCCAGCGCCAGATTCGGCCGCTGTGTGGGCCTCGTACTCGGAGGCCTATGAGCGACGGTACAGCGTCCCTCCGGTGCGAAACGCCAGCGTCAACGCCCACTTGGCGCAATTGGTGGGGAAGCTGGGCGCAGCGGAGGCGCCGTTTGTCGCGGCCCATTTCGTCAAAAGCCAAAACGGCCTGTACGTTGCGGCGATGCACCCGACGAACCTGCTGCTGCGTGACGCGGAGAAGCTGCGCACCGAATGGGCAACAGGTCGGCAGGTGACCAGAACACAGGCCCAACAGGCCGACAGAACGCAAACCAACGCCAATGCCTTTGATGGGCTGTTGGCCGCAGCAGAGATGGAGTACGCCAATGCCAAGTCCTGAACTCATCCGAGCTATCGCCGTGACTAGCGAGCTGTGTGGGCGGACATTCTCAGAAGCCGCCGCCCGCGTGTTTGTTGGCGACCTTAGCGCCTACCCAGAAGAACAAGTGCTTGGCGCGCTGGTGCGATGCCGCAAGGAAGTGCGCGGGGCCTTGACGATCAAGGACGTAGTCAGCCGCCTTGACGATGGGCGGCCTGGCGTCGAGGAAGCTTGGGCAATGCTGCCTCACAACGAAGGCGATAGCGCCGTTTGGACGACGGAAATGTCGCAGGCCTTTGGCGTGGCGGTCGGGCTCATTGATGCTGGCGCGATGGTTGAGGCACGCATGGCGTTCAAGGAGACCTATTTGCGCATGGTTAATCAGGCCAGGGATAGGGGTGTCGCAGTGAAGTGGACCATCACCCTAGGCCATGACGTTCGAGGGCGGGAATCAGCCCTTATCGACGCGGTGGACAAGGGCCGGATTTCGTATGAACGTGCACAAGAGTTCATGCCCACGCTTCCGGCCAAGTCTGATGCCCTTCGCCTAGCTGGCGAGTCGGTCAAGGAACTGGCCCTTGGCCTTCAATGATGAACGAGCTTTGGGCGCCAACTCACAGCGCAGTTGCCGCACTGCTGCTTGACGGAATCCCGGCCAGCAGGATCGGACCGGCCATCGGCATCACGGCGGCATCGGTTAGCCGTCACATCGACATGATCAGCCGTTGGCTCCGCGTCAAGAACCGAGCGGTGCTTGTTGCGACGCTGGCCCTTATGGCTGCGGAGGAAGCATGACGCGGCTTGGGCTGCAAATGAAGATTTGCGAGAGTTCTAACGCAAAGCTCACCGGACAAGGAGGCGCGAGCCATGAGTGACGAAGCGAGCAAGAGCAGCCGCGCCGACGCAGGGCCGGTGCAGCGGCCTGTTAGGCCTGTCGCGTGGAAGTGCAGCCGATGCGGCCACACCAGCACCAGCGAGGGCCTTACGCCCGGCGACAGTTGGTGTAGTTCGTGCGGGGCCGTTGAGACTATGCGCGCCCTGTACGACGAGGCCGACACGTTGGAACTGGCCGACCAGGTGCTGACGCTGAACAACGCGTTGCTGGACGCAGAGGTGAAGTCCGACCGGCTGCGCGCGCTAGTCCGTGAGTGCGAGCCAGCCGTGTACTCGCAGCACATGCGCGAGATTGGCAGCCGCATTGCAAAGCCAGGCACTTTGCTGGCCCGCGTGCGAGAGGCCTAACGTTCGCGGTGAGGCGACCCCGACAGCACGAGGAAACACATGAACGACAAAACTGCTACCGATACGCCACAGGACGCCCCTGCTGTTGGGGGTCGCCTCGACCAAGCAGTTGGGCGGACGTGTCCGCAACGCGCAGAAGCGCGACAGGCGGCGCTTGAGAAGGATGCGGCACGTTACCGCTGGCTGAAAAGCCGCCAGGGCCTGACGCTGAGAAGCGAGAAACAGCCGAACGTGTGGAAGCGCATGGACGGCACGGAATTCAGCGCAACGCACTCGCTCGCAGAAGGCGGCACCCAGCACGCACCAGCCGATAGCATGGACGCGCTGATTGATGCCGCGATGCTGGCGGCGCGTATTCGTGATGCCTAACGTGGGAATTGAGCCGCCGGAACGGTCGGCTCGAATGACGGGTTAGGCCCGTTGTAACCGGAGCGAGATGATGCGTGAGAAGCAACTGAAACCCAAGCTGGTGCCGCTGCCATGCCCGTTTTGTGGCACCAAACCGAAGCTGGCGCCTCAGAACCCCGACGAGGAGGGCAACGCCTGGGGCAAGGTGTACTGCGCCAGCAGCCGGTGCGCCGTAGCCCCAAGCGTGAAGGACGGACAGGACAGCGCCGACGAGCGCGGGACAGGCGCCTACATGGACTGCGCGATTCGGCGCTGGAACAAACGGGCCTAACCAAACAGCTAAGCGCGCGGCGTAGCCGTCCGCTTGAGCGAACGGTTAGGCGTTACGCGCAACAAACAGAAGGGCCAACAGAGGGGAATGACATGAAGCGAAGTATTGAGACCTGGAGGGTCTGCGACCCAAAGGCAATGGCGCACAACCAGAGCGCGCCGGCAGTAATGTTTGCGCTGCAAGACGCAAAGGCAGACATTCTTGAGTTGCACGCCGAAAACTTGAGGCTGAGAAACATTGCGCGGTCCATCGCGTACCCGCAGCGCGGAACACCAGAAGAGGGATACGGCCTGATGGATTTTGCGAAGCTCTTGCAGAGCGCATATACAGCCGATCAGCTCTGGGTCGAGCCTGAAGACCGATGACGCCTAACCAATAAGTTAACCGGCGCCCGAATGGGCGTCCGAGTTGAACTGGCGGTTAGGCAACGATTTTCGGAGAGAAGCATGAACGAATGGCAGCAAGAGTGGAAACCCACAGAGCGCGACAACCGGCTGCATGAAATGGCAACTCGCTACCACACGGAATGCGAAGCCTATGACCAGACGGTTTGCACAGGCCCGATGGGAAAAGACGGAATCATTCCGGCGAACCCGCGAGAGATGGCGCTGATTAACCGCAATGCTCATGCCGTGCGTAAGAGCCTTGAAGAAGATGCCTTGCGCGAAGGCATCGGGCGCGAAGAACTGTCGCGCGCAATCAGCAAGTGGCACGCCTAGTTGCCTAACGCTTGAGTTCAGCGCGCGGGCCGCGCCAGCGGCACGTCCGCTGGAACGAAGTGTTAGGCGCGTTTTGGTGTTACAAAAAAGTGCTTGCGTGCTTGCCGTTGCGGTATTACATTAACACCACTGCAGCAAGACGCCGCAGCAACCCAGGAGAGCAACATGAGCAAGTACGAAGTCAGCAACAGCAAGTCGGCCCACTCTTTCGGCGTGTACGAAGCCGACAGCCAGGAAGCAGCAATCGAAGCCGCCTGCAAGGATGCGGGCTACGAAAGCAAGGCTGATGCCGAGGCTGTGATGGGTCACGAGTCCGAACTGGTCGCGGTCAAAGTCAAGTGAGCGAACCGGCCGCCAAGAAAACCGGGCGGCCTGCAAAGGCCCCCGGTGAAAAGCTCAACCCTGTGCCAGTTCGTTTGAACGATGCCCAAAAAGCCAAGCTCACACGGATAGGCCACCAGCGGCTGCGCGACTGGCTGGACCGGGTGCGTGAGCCAAGCGACTAACGTGGCCGGTAACCGGATTGACCCGGCCTGCCGGGGCAATTCCGGTTGACTGACATGTTAGGGCGCATGGTTGAGAAACGAGAGGATGTGTGCATGCTTGAACTGAACCAGATTCACTGCGGCGACAACTGCGACTTGCTGGGCAAGATGCCACGCGAGAGCGTTGATTTGGTGGTGACGAGCCCGCCCTATGACGACTTGCGCACCTACGGCGGCATAGCTGGGACTTCTTCGGCGTGGCGTGGCACCTGAAGCGCGTGCTGAAGCCTGGCGGCGTGATCGTGTGGGTAGTGGCCGACGCCACGAAGGACGGCAGCGAGACGGGCAGCAGCATGGAGCAGGCGCTGCACTTCAAGCGGCTGGGGCTGAACCTGCTGGACACGATGATTTGGAACAAGCCCCCGGCTGGTGCGAACGGCAACAACGACGCTTACCCGCAGAGTGCTGAGTTCATGTTTGTGGTGACAAAGGGCAAGCCAAAGACAAGCAACAGGCTGGCCGACCGTGTGAACAAGAGCGCCGGCACAAGCCGCGCCGGGACGAGTGGCGGCCGGGCAGAGAAGTACGGCAGCAAAGACACGGGGCGCATTGTGCAGATTGGCGACCTGGGCCTGCGCACGAACGTATGGGACTTGGGATTGGCGAGCCAGCAGGCAGCAGAAGACAAGAGCGACCACCCGGCCCCGTTCCCGTTTGACCTGGCCCGCGACCACGTAGCCACTTGGAGCAACCCCGGCGATCTGGTGCTTGACCCCTTCAGCGGCAGCGGCACGACTGCCAAGGCAGCGAAGACGTTGGGCCGTCAGTTCATCGGTCTGGAGGTGAACCCGGAATACTGCGCGATAGCGGAACAACGGATTGCACAGGAAGTGCTGGAGTTGGTATGAAGCAAGAGATACCAAACACGCCACTAGAAGATGCCCTGCGTCGCGCCTACTACTACGACGAGCACGGCCAGTGGCGCGGGCCTGAAACAGACGAATGGGCACGCTGGCACGCTGTGGCTAAGGTTGCCGCAGCGATGTCAACGAAGCCCAACGCTGGCGGGCCTGAAGCGCCCTAACGACAAGGTAAGCGGCGGCTGAAAGCCGTCCGCTTGACCGACGTGTTAGCGGTTTTTGAAAAGTCGGTGCTGGCGATACGGTGAGGACAGGAGAAATGAATGAGTTGGCTCTTTTCGCGGGCGCTGGTGGCGGAATACTTGGGGGAAAACTTCTCGGATGGCGAACAGTGTGCGCCGTTGAGTGGGAACCCTACCCCGCAGGCGTACTTGCCCAGCGACAAAACGACAAGGTTTTGGAACCTTTCCCGATATGGGATGACGTGCAAACCTTTGATGGAACCCCGTGGAGAGGAATTGTTGATGTTGTTTCGGGCGGGTTTCCGTGCCAGGACATCAGTAGTGCAGGAAAAGGAGCGGGCATAGATGGCGACAGAAGTTCTATGTGGTATCAAATGGCGCGAATCATTGGTGAAGTACGACCTAGATTCGTGTTCGTGGAAAACTCACCTTTGCTTGTGGAGCGAGGACTTGCCGTGGTTTTGGGCGACCTTGCCAAGCTGGGGTTTGATGCGGCGTGGACTTGTGTTTCAGCCGGAAACACTGGAGCGCCCCACCAACGCGACCGCATCTGGATTGTGGGCCACGCCGCAGGCGAGCGATGGCCGAAAAGTTATATCGGGGTTTGGCAGCAACTTACGGAATGGGAAAAACCTCCCCGAACTTGGAACGGTAGAAGGGTGGATAAACCCGGAATTGTCGGAGTGGTTGATGGGGTGGCCGCAGGGGTGGAGCGACTTAAAGCCATTGGAAACGGACAAGTTCCAAGAGTGGCAGCGGCTGCATTCGCCATCTTGGCCGAACAACTGATGACCGCTAACGTCAATGGTGAGGCGACCACGTAGGCGCGCGCCGAGTTGTCCGGAAATCCCGGACGACTCACGCCGGAGTGGGTCGCCTCGACCTGGAGTTGGGCTGTGTCCGGGGCGTGGCCAAGCTGAGAAAACTGGAAGCTGAGCGCGCAGCGCTGAGCGTGTGCATTGAAGCCTGGCGCAGCCGGGCGATTGGAGGACTCATGGGAAGCTGCACAGACCCGATTGGAAGCACTCTTGAAAAGCGGTTGATTGATTCGACCGACATGTGCGATCTGATGGGCATTACTACACCGGCAGGATTGATGCGCGAGGCTGCGGCAGAGATTGCACGGCTTCGTTCTGCGCTTAGTTCTGTGCACTGGCGCGTGAGCAGGTCAGACACAGCATTTGACGACATCACTGCGGCAGTGCTGGCGGAGGTGTGCGAGCAGGCATGCCCCGATCTGCGGGCCTTGAGGCCCAACGTCTAGTTGAGCTGACCGCGACGGCTTGCCGGCGCGGGTCAGCTCGAACGGTAGTTAGGCTGGTGATAGATGCAACAGAAAGGACAAGGAATGACAAACGACCAAATACTCGCGGCCTGGAAGCGCAAGCTCCCCGGTATTGACCCGACAGACCGTGAACTGACCGCATTTGCCCTGGGCATTGAAGTGGCGGAGGCTAGCAGCGAGCGCCGGGCGATCATGTTTGGAGACGTGATGCACCGCCATATTCTCGCCATGCGCGCGGCTGTGGTTGATGGGGCGCTGCGCGGCCCTGGCAGTGGGATGGCATGGATCGAGAACACGCTTGAAGGCCCTGGACATCTGCCAGATATTGGCGAGGCTAGGGCTCTTGGTGGAGCACAAGCGATGTTTGACAAAGAAATGGCCGAGCATGAGGCATTCAGGGCGGCGTACCTTTGGCGCCTATATGGCCTAACTAGTCGATATGTCAACTTTCAAAACTCGACGCCGCAGATGTAGGCAGTGGACGAAGGCAAATCGGCCCGAGGCCATTGCCATGCGCAACGCATCAAATGACGCTCGCCGGATGGCGCAAGACCCGCCGATCTATCCGGCAGAGCGCAAGCCTGGAACGCCTACAGGTGATTTCATCCACGCGCGGATCCACGGGCGGCTGGTGCAGATTGAGTTGCACGCGCCGAAGCCGACACAGTACGGAATCAGGCCGCGCAACGATCAATGGTGCGCGGTGATTGATGGTGAGCAATGGTCGCCAGCGGCTGGGCTGGTGCTAGTGCTTGAAGAGTTGCGCAAGCGTGTGCCACGTGCCATGTCTCGCAGGGCGATTGCAACGATGGAGCGTTGATGGACTACATAGACACAAAGGCCATTAGCTAGATTTGGGGAATTTCTGGGGACCGCGCTTCGTCCAGAGCTTTCGGCGAGTCTAGGTCGATCACCATCCCGTTGTCAATATTCACCTCTCGGCCTCCTAGTCTCCCGACTATGCGGCCAAGGTGGATGACGCGCGGCTTTACCACTATTCGGCTTTGCGCGCAGTGACGCCGCGCACCTTCTCAAAGGTCCGGGTGGTGGCAATGCCAAGGATGCCGGTCAATAGAACCATGAGCGCATCAGTGTTCAGCATCGGCGGTGGTGTAACGCTCATCGGAACCCACTTGCCCGCCTGCATCCACACCCATGCCCACGTCAGGAGCGGATACAGCAGGAACTGATACGCCAGAGCTACAACGCCCACCCAGCCAATGGCAGGCCGCCAGCCTGCGACGAACACGGATGCTGACTTGGCTTCCTCGGTGTTGATAGCCTGCTGGCCCTTGATCAGATCGGCGTCAACGCGGGCTGCATCTAGGCCCACCTTCATGGAATCAATGTCGGTCTTGTTCCGCTCGTCGTCACTGGTGAACAGGTCATCTGCAACCTGGCCTACAGCTTGGATGATCCCGCCAACAGGGTTGAGTTGTAGGCTCATGCGACCCCCAGCAATGCGCGGTTGATCCAACCAAGCAGGAACTTCGATTGGCTACGGTCCTTCATGCAGATGTCCCGATAGCGGGCGATCTTCGCCACGGCGAACTGAGACACAAACACCTCGGGAGAAACCGAGTTCAGGGCCTTGAGCGTTACCGGCCCGATCTCACCGTCTGGAGTCACCCCGACAACAAGTTGGGCCAGCTTGACAGCGGTCTTAGCCCCTGCATTGACGGCGAAGTCAAACAACGATGCCGCCACCTTCTGCGGCAGCTCATCGCCGCGCACTGCGTCCCAATACTTGCCACGGTACAGATCGCGGACTAGCTGAGCTTCTGGCCTGCCGCCTGCGTCAATAGCGGCCCAGCCAAGCCAGTTCGGATTGCTGCGCCGCGTGATCCCAGCGTATGTCTGGCCGCCCTTGTCGTTCTGGACCGTGGTCAGCTTGTAGCCGCCCTCATTGAGGAGTACCGCCTCGAACGATGGTGAGAAATCAGCCATGCTCAACCCTTCCACTCACAGACGCGCTTCATTTGCCGAGGTGCTGGATAGCGCTGTAGACAGCATAGAGAACAGCGCCAGCAGCGCCCGCCTTCTTGATGCCTTCAGCCCAGCGGTCAAACGTGGATGGCACGCTATCTTTGGATAGCCGCTCCTCAAGCGCTCGCACTTCCTCTTTGGTCGCCATCTTCTCTAGGCGATTCGTCAGAGTTGCAATGTCTTCGCGCGTAGCCATGTTGTTTACGGCTGCCGCGATTCGAACCATATCCCCCTGAATATGGCTTAGGTGAATGTCAAGCTCACCGATGGTTGTTGCGGGTCGTCTCTCACTCATTTTGCCTGTTACCTTGTCTAGCCAACACTGTCATTATTTACAGGTATCACGAGCGCAAGCAAGGCAACAACGACAAGCCCGACTAGCCCGATTTCCCACCCAACCGCAGCGGAGCAAACCGCTTTCCCTTCGGCCACAGGCCATGGGTTCCACAGGTACGCCGCAGAGCAGCCTAGAACCTGCGATTCCTCAACAGCCCACCACGCGATTACCGCCTTCGTCCAAACGCTAGCGATCTGCCACACAACCGCTAGCAGGCACATGATGGCGAAGGCGCCTAGGCCTTTAGCGACCCAGCCGCGCGCCTCAGGCGGGAACAGCGGCCACACGTAGTGACGGCACGCGCCCACCAGCAGCAGCGCCCAGGCCAGGTTAAACCGGCTCTTTCGGCCCACCGCCGCCGCCCGCGTCAACGCCGTAAACGATGGAGCGAATCTTGGTAACAGTGGCGTTCTTCGACTTCAGAAGCACGCGGTGTAGAACGGCTGCGCCTAATGCGCCTAGTGCGGCTGTGAGCATTCGGGTATCCTTTCGGGATGGAACTTGCGGATTGGGGCAAAGCCCTGGGAATTGCGTTGGTTGTCGGCGTTATCGGGCCGCTGTTTTGGCTTGGGGTGAAGGTGCTTGAGAACTTCATTCAAAGCCGGATCACCCTACTGCGTCAGCGATGGCGCAGCCGACATACCCAATAGGCCCGTGCCGCGCAGTGCGACCTGTTCCAACAGTTGACGGGTCTTCGGGTTTTCTTGCAGCCAGCGCTTATCGGCCTTCTCCATGAGCTGGGCGGCCTTTGCTGGATTCAGCAGCGCGTCAGACAACAGGCCCTGCATCTTCTGATCGGTTTCTCGGTACGCCCAAGATGTAGCGCGCGAGACGCCCGGCAGATCAAGCAGGCCACCAACTGCGCGAGGCATCCCCGACTGCTGGGCAATGTTGGACATGCTCAGCTTCTGGAAGGTGTCAGACCCGGCGCCGCGCCCTAGGTCTTGCGAGTTCGCCTTGCGGGCTAGGTCTTTGCCGATGTTCTGCACCAGCGCCATTTGATCTTGGCTCAGGACGTTTGCCATCGTCGTGCCGGGCATCCCCGTTGCCTTTGCTGCCACGGCATCACCATTGCGGACGGCATTGGCGAACACCGCCCCAGACTCCCGGCCAAGTGCGCCAAAGTCAGCCATTGCCGGTGCCGCCTTATCAAGCAGCGCTTGACCGACTTGCATCCGGTTGATCGGAACGGACTTCTCAGCGAACGCGGCCTTTCCTGCGGCGTACTCAGGCACCGACTTCTCTAGCCACGTCTGGAACAGCTCATTGGTCTTGCCTGCGGAGCTGGCCGCCGTCTTGCCGGTGTAGGACGCAGAGCCATACTCCGCCGCCTCATCTAGCGCCTTCTTGATGAAGTGCGCGCCCTCACCGATCAGCGCGACCGGGGCGCCCTTGGCATCACGGAAAAAGATGTCGTCTAGGCCCTTGTCCTTCGCCAGCGTCTGCGCGCGCGCCAATGCGGCGTTGAACTGAGGCCGCATCTGCAGGCCCTTAAACATCGAGTCGATAGGCGCAACGCCGATGTCTGCAGCAGAGTACGCAGCCCGCGAAGCTGCCGAACGATCCGCCTTGGCTGCTGCCATTGCCGCTTCATCGCCAGCAATGCCGCGCAGAGCGTTTAGGCGAGCCGATGACTGCTGCATTGCACGTTGGGTGTACGCCTCAGGGTTCATGGCCGCCGCCGCGCGTTCTAGGGCCGCGATGCCGCCACTTTGCGCCACTTGTGCCGCTGTGGGTGCGGAGCCTGGCACAAGCTCGGTCGCGCCCTTCAGTGCCTTGACGACATCCGGCGCAGACTCACCAGCAACGCGATTGAGCACGCGCCCGGCGATGGCCTCCCGGCCTTTGTTGAAAAGAGGCTCAGCGAATGACCACGCCGTTTTAGCGCCAGCCCCAAGAAGCGGGGCCGCAGCTCCTGCAAGTGCGCCAATTGCCCCGCGCTGGGCGCGCTCCCATGCCGTGCCGTACTCAAGCGCGCCCGGGAGTGCGCCAGCGACAGCCATCCGGCCAGCATTCCCCAGCAGCGTAGCCGCACCACCAGCAGGCACAACCATTGACGGCAGCGACTCGCCGACTCCGGTAGCAAACGGGCGAGCCTCGCGCAGTTTGTTGTACTGCACATCATCAGATGCCGCCTGCGCCTTGAGCGCTTCAGCCTCTGGCCCGCTTGCGACAAGCTGGCGCATCCCCTTGCCGATGCGATCAAACGTCCGGCCAGCACTGATCAGCAGCGTCTCGCCAATTCCCGGCGTGTCTTCTGCCGAAAGCTTCGGGGGCTGTGCGGCTTCCTTCTGTGCCTTGCCCCATTGAGATTTGGCATACTCAAGCACTTGATCTTGCGTCGCACCTTCAGGCGCAGTGATCTCAAACCGCTTTCCATCAGGCGCCGTGATCTCGAACTTTGGCATTTGATTCCTAGAGTGGCTTGATGCCCCATTGGCCGGCCGGCGCCTTGCCTGAAGGCATCTTACTTTCGTTACCGAGTACGTCCTGCGCGCTCAGACCGTTTCTGTCTGCGATACCTTGGTACTCGGAGCGCTTGCCGTTGTACTGCTTGACGCTTTCGCCGTAGAGGTTGTCAGCAAGGTTGCGGAAGTCCTTACGCTGGCTTGGCGTCAACTTCGTGCCGTTGGCAATGTTGGATGCATAGTGCGTCAGTCGGTCAACCATGCCTGTTGCGTTCATTGCCATGCCCAATTCAGACTCACGCACAACAGAGCCCGGGTCCAGCAGTTTCATGATCTTGGTGGCCGCCGCCAAGTCAGACGCCGGGCTTGCTTGGTCAAGCGCCGCCTTGATCTGCGAGTAGGCCGATTGCACCTCTTGGTGCGCCTTGTAGATCGGTTCGCTGCGGAAGTCGCCGCGCAGCTTCAACGTGTTGTCAAAGCCCTTCTGTCCGGTGTTGACAGAGACAGTCGTTCCTGGCTGGTGAGTCGTCGCCTTCTTGATGGCCGCGTCAATTGTCTGGTACTGAGGTGAACCAACAGGGAACGCGTCGCGCGACTTCATCAGCTTGACAATCTCGGGCGGGGCCTCGGGCTTTTCTGCCAGTCCGTAGGCCTGTACCCCATTCCTGAACACGGCTTCACCCGGCTTTAGCACTCGCTCATCGGTCGGCTTCTCCATTGACGCGCGGAGCTGCATCGCCTTGATTACAGCCTCAGGAGATGCGCCGCCGTTCAACATACCGCGCGGGTCAAACTGCGTTGTGAGCTGGCCGCCGTCAGGCGTCGGGCCGGGCAATTCACGCTGGCTGAATGCATCGCGCATTGCGTTCGAGTCGGCTTCCTGCTGCTTGATCTGGCGCTGTACCTGATCCTGCTGGAACTGGTGCATCTGCATTTGCTGCTGTTGAGCCTGCATCCGCATTTGCCGATCCTGCGCCGCAGCCGCAGCGGCTTGCTTGTGCTGCAAATAGGCGTCATGCTGGCTCATCGCGCCAGCCAGGCGTTGCCCGAAGCTCATCGGCTGCGAGCTAGGCCCAGCAGCAGCAAGCAGACCGAGAGCCATCCGGCCCTCGTCGCTATTGAATACGTCGAGAAGTCCCATCACATCCCCTTATTGCAAGCCCATGCACATGACGGAAATCTTCGACCCAGATGACATACCAGCACTGCAACTGATCTGCACAGTCGTCGTGTTTGCTGCGTAGCTGTAAGTCGCGCCGGCTTGTGTACCGTTGACCATCACAATTTGCGGAGTGGCAGACCAAGCATTAGCAAACTGGATTGTCACGGATGTTGGCGATCCTGTGCCGAATACCACTTCGCACGCAGCGTCACAGCCTGCGATAGTTGCACCAGCGCCACCACCAGCAGAGATAGTCGGTACTCCATTGGAGTGACCGAAATACATCCGCTTTGCGTCAATTACCGCTTTCGTTTGCGAGCTAAGAATAATCTGCGTCGAATCAGCAACAAGCGAGGAGCTCGTGCCGAGTCGAGATGCGGACCTGAACGATACCATGCCGTCACCGGCAGAGTTCGGACCCGTACCCGCCCGGATGGCCCAGCTACCTCCAGTCGTGGAGTTGTCGTTACCGTAGATCGTGCCGCCGAACTGCGTTACGTTAAAAACGTCAGTAGCCGAGCCGGAAACGCCACCGATGACGCGGAATATGTTTTCAACCTGCGTCGAGAGTGAGGCGGACGATCCATCCAAACAGAGGACATGCCCAGCCGTCCCCGTACCAGACGACTTGCCGGTAAGCGTCAGTCCCTTCTGCCCAGCAGACGTAAACACCCACCCCCAGTTTTGTGCATAGGTCGTATTTGTCAGCGTCTTGTTTGCCGTCGCGCTACTGAGGTCGGACAGTGAGAACGACTGAACGCTGATCGGGGTTCCATCTGGCTTTGAATAGGACAAGCAGCGCCAGTTACCGGACCCGAGAGATTCAAAGCACCCAGAAGCGCCCGCAGAGGTCGTGATGTTCGCCGCAGTCGGCAGGATCAGAGACGTGGCGTTGTGGGTCAGCGTCAGAGCGCCGCTGAACGTTAGCCACTTGCGGATGCCCGCAGACACTGTGCCGAGCGAAGTGATAGTCGTCGTGCCAGTCACGTCTAGCGACATGGCATCCTTAGCGCCGATATCGCAAGTCGAAGCAGACGAAATTGTGTCCCGCGCCTGCGTGTTTCGGACTACGGCCTGAATCTGGCGCAGGTTGTCATCCAGATTTGTGGAGATTGCCGTCGAGCCCTGCGGCTGATTACTGCCTGCGGTCGTGCTCCACGAGTAGAGCGAGGTTGCGATATCTGCGCTCATCTCAGCCGCCCTTTCCGGGAAAGTAGTTCAGCAAGCCCGATGGGCCGGGGCCGACAATCTGGCTAACGCCCTTGCCGATGTTTTTGTACGGATCGCGCGGGTCGTAAGCAGTGCCTCCCGACATCTGGCGATTGATGAAGTCGCTCATATTCGGAGCGTTGGCATTGGCCCCATTGATGATGCTCGCCAGGTTGCCGTAAGCGGTTTTCTGCGCATCACTGAACTGGTTGGCTTGGTACTGATTGCTCAATGACTGACCCTGTGCAATCTGCTGCTTGATGAAGTCCTGAGCCGGCGCCCAAGGGTCTTTCGTGCTGCTGGTCGTCTGGTCTTTGGACGACAGGGCTCCAAGGCCAGCGCCAAGCAGCCCGCCTAGCGTTGAGCCGTTGCCGCTGGTGAGCGCAGAAACTGCGGGGCTAACGACGGACTTTGCCGCTTCCCACAGGCCGCCACTGCCAGCACCGCTGCCAGCAGCGCCGCCGGCTGCAGAGGTGTAGCCACCCGCGCCAAGGTTCGCGCCGCCAGCAGACAGCGTGTCGCCGCCCAGCCCTGCGCCGCTGCCCCAGGCTTCGGCCGCCGTCATGCCGCCGCCAGCACTACCAGCGCCAAGGAGGCCGTTACCGCCGGTTGTGCCCATTGCGCTTAGTGTGTCGCCACCTAGGCCAGCCCCGCTACCCCACGCCTCTGCTGCGGTCATGCCGCCAGCCTCAGCGCCACCAGCCGCCGCGCCTCCCGCGCCTCCCGCGCCACCCAACGCACCAGCACCGGCCACTAGGGCCAGATACGTTAGGTAATCCTTGGTGGTCATCTTGTTGTTTCCATTGCCCTCATTCATCAGGGCGCCCGACGGGTCATAGGTCGAATACCACTCTTTGGACGGGTCTTTGTACTGAAAGGCTTGCGGGCCTTCCGTGTAGCCCGCGTTAGGGACGTAGTAGTCTCCAGCGTCGCCGCCCTGGTATATCGTCTTTGGTGCATACGACGTTGACCATCCAGGCACTTCTTGCCCGGCAAGCAACTGCGCCAGGACATCGGCGGGGATGCCGCGCCCTACAGCACGTTGGTCGTTTGCTTCGTAACGGGTGTATTGATTGGGCATGTCAGCCTCCGAAGATCTTGGAGCCCATCTGCCATCCGCCGATGGCGCCTAGCAAAGGGTTTCCGGGGTTGTTCTGCGAGCTAGTGCCGCCATTCCCGCCAGCTTGGTTCGCGCCCTGCATGAACTGCTGCCAGTAATTGAGCGGAGTGTTTTGTATCGTGTTGGCGTTTGTCAGACCCAAATTGTTCATGCCATACAGGTTTTGCGCATTGGTCCAATAGTTGTTGAACCCCTGCTGCTGTTGGCCAGCGTTGAACTGGTTCGTATTGAAGTTCATGTTGGCATCGAACTGACCTTGATTCTGATTGCGACTGAGCGCGTTCTGGATCATCTGGTTGCCCTGACCAGTGTTGAACTGGTTCAGCGCATTACCTTGCCCAGCGTTGAATTGGCTGTTCTGGTTGAGCGTGCCCGCATTGAACTGCCCCATGGACTGCATGAGGTTGCTGTTCCTGTTCAGGTCGTTCTGTCCGAGAGTTGACGCAAACTGGCCTTGTCCCAACCCAAGATTGGCGTTGAACTGCCCCATCTGGTTGCCCTGCCCAGCGTTAAACATGGACACCGCCTGCGCGCCAGCGAGATTGCGGCTCAGGTCGCCCGCGTTGTATCCGCTGTTAGCCATCCCGGCTTGGAGTTGATTCCCTGCATTGAACTGGTTCAGCCCCTGCGTGCGGTTGAGTGCGTTCTCCGCTAGGCCCTGCTGCGCCGTGTAGTCCTGCATCCGCGCGCCGGAAGCCATGTTGCCGATGTTCTTGCTCAGATCGTTCTGAGCCCGCCCACGAGCCGCTTCTACCCCGGTGTTTCCGAACGATCCAGACTGCGCCGCCTGCCGGTCAAATTGCGCGTTTGTCGTATCGTTGAACGCGTTCGTCATGTCCTTTGCAGCGCCGCCAATGCTCGCCTCAAGGTACGGATTCGCACCAGCGTAGGCATTGGTTCCAGCACCTTGCGCGGCTTGGTAGTTGACACCCTGAGTCGTCTGGCCAAGGTACGGGTTAGAACCCGCGTACTGAGTGCCAACAGGACCAATCTGCCCAGGCGCCTGAGTCTGCTGCCCGATGTACGGATTGAAGGCTTGCGAGCTTTGCGCCTGCTGTTGATTCGCTGCGCCGAATGAACCCAAAGGCGTTTGCTGCTCGTAATAGCCGTAAGGCCCTTGCCCCGGCTGTTGCGCGTAACCGTATTGCGAGAGCCCGAGATTGTCAGCCATGTAATTTCCTAGACCAGAAGCCATTGAGTGCCATCACTAAACAACTCGCGCGATTGCCAAGCGGTTGTCAGTGAAGTTGAGCCAGCGCCGTCGATGTTTCCTGATGCGCTTGAGATGGTGAGCGTCGAAGTACCTGAATCAGCCCGCTTGATTACGATGCGCTTCCCGTTCATGCTTGACGCGCTCGGGATCGTCACCGTGTACGGCCCGCTAGTGCAGCGGATGATGTGATCGTTGACGCCTGCCGTATAAGCAGTGGATACCGCCACCGTCTTCCACAGCACCAAATTCGCCGCCTGATTGATCGAACGCGCGAACTCACTGAGGTAGTCTGCTAACTTCAGCCGAAACAAGTTGTCAATGTTCAGCGGAAGACGCGGGTCAGGGGTTACGCTATTCATAACCTTGAGTCTTCAGTCGCGGAGTGACCGCTTCAACCTCAACAGGACCGACAAATTCAAGCTTGAACTTATGCCAGCGAGCCGACTGCAAAACGTCGTATCGATCCACGTTCAGAGTTGCCGAGCCAGTAGCCACGTCGGCCCCAAGCTCAGTGACTGCATATGGAGTCAACGTGCTATCAGTCGGCTTCGTGCGGTACTTAGCCCGAACACGGTCACAGAACGAGAATCGCTCCTGGTCGCCCCAATAGCCCGTCGTAATCGAGCTATCAGAAGCAGAGCCGGTTAGCGTGTAAAGCACCTTGTCATCTCGAATGACCGCCATCACAGGAGCCGAAGCCTGCCAGAAAGGCGAGTCATAGCTGATGTTCGGCATCTGGTCGTATTGCGGATTGGAGATGCCGAGCGACGTATACAGGTTGTCGTATGTGATTTGCGCCCGGATTGTCTGCACGGGGTAGACCGTGACTGCCGCCCCTAGAGCCGCGTCGGTAGCGTGTCCCCACCGATCCGCAACGTAGTTGTAGACCAGCACAGAGTCAAGCGTTGTGCTTGAGCCGCTCGGATACCACCACCACACGGTGCTAGTGTTGCGGTCGTGGATGCCCGCAATCAGGTAGGCATAGCTCTTGTTGAGCCTGGCGAAGAACCACTCTCGGATGCCATCGCCAATCGGCACAGGACGAGAGCCGTCGAAGCGGTAGATGTTCTCGTGTCCGATGAACAGATGCGCAGTGCCGGTGCTAACGACAGCTTCGTTAGACCACGTGCCAATCTCGCCGGGGACTAGCTGCCAGTCGAATACATCGGGAGGCCCGACGTATTGCCCGACGTGGATAGCCCTCTGCTTGTAGGCTACAACCTGATCGCCAAGCCGCTTCAAAGCAACAATCTTGCCGGGCGAGCTAACCAACAGACCCGTTGTCGCCTGAGTCGCTGCGGAAGGCGCCCATGTGCCGGTGGCATTAAACAACTGCGAGCACCACCACCGATTGCCCTGTTCGGCGTTCGGCCCGCCAGTGATCGAGAGACCGCTATCGTCGGTGTTGGCGAGCATCACAAACCCGCCAACCGTTTCCATCACCGCAGCCTTTGGGGCGTTTGCTACGTCAGCAAATGCGCCGCTTGTGCTGCTCTGAAGTACGGTGGCCTTATTGATCGCAAGCGTGGTATCGCCGAACTGCGCGAAACACCAGCGGATGTCGCCTGTCGTGTACGAGCCTGCCCGGCTGCGATCCGTCCACGTTCCGCCCGATCCCTCGTACAGTTTGCTCTGCGTGCCAGCGAAAATCCGCATAGAGCCGTCGAGCTTGAAGATGAGCGCCGCACCATTGCAGGCAGCAGATAGCGCCGCATAGCCGCCATTGATGACGGTAGGGCTCCCCGCATACCCTCGGACGGTAGGCACAGCCTCAACTTCCGTGAGCACTTCGGGAGTGTCGCGGGGCGCGTCAGGCAGGAATTTCATCCGGCAACGTCCGAAGCTACAGCGTCAACGGCCGCCTGGATGTCACTATCTAGGGCATTCTTGCCAGCGGCGCCAACGTTCTGGTTTGCGCTGACCTGGATTGCAAAGCGCCGCATGACATCAGTGTCAAGAGCGCCTTGGAGAGCAGCCTTTGCCCACTGCCTGCGCTTCCCAGTGCCTGGCACTTCATTGGCGAACGCGAGCGCAGTGACCCAGGCCGCATATTGAATGCGCTGCTGAAATACAGCGTCACTGATGAGGTCGTATCGTTCTTTGTAGGTGAGCATCAGAGCCTCTTGGAAGAAACAAGCAGGCCGCTAAAGCGGTCTCGCTGGTCGTTGGCGTTGACCTCTTGCAGCAACTCACGCGCACGACCTGAATACAGCGCGGCACGCTCTGAGTCCTGAACGAACATGCACGCTTCGGCAAGCACGGAGAACAGGTACAAATCAGGCGCAAGAGTCTCTAGCCAGGTCGTGCCGTCAGTCTCAAGGCTCGGGAGTGCTTGGTAATACGTTCCAGCGACAGAACCAGTCCCGTCAAATCGCCAAGCATCAGCAGTGACTGCGAAGTTCTTTGGGATGCCGTAGACGACCCCGCGCGACGTGATGTAGTCCAGCGTTTGAGCCGTCAGCGGAGTGCGCTCATATCCGACCGAGTACAGCACCTTTGTTGCCACGAAGTCGGCAGGTAGCGCAATCTCATAGTCCGCGTCAATCTCAGTCGAGACAAGCGGCGCTTCCATCTGACGCACGCGGAGTAACCGAGCCATGCGAGCTTCAGCCATCGCAGTAAACCGCGAGAAGTTGGCCTGCGTGATGTCAGCGCGATGCAGCCATGAAGCGACATCGGTCGTAAGCTGGGAATAGCTCATTTGAGCAGCCTGTCAAACGTCACCAGCGCAGGATTGGCCTTTAGCCACGCAGTCAGCCGCTTTCGATCCAGTCCACCGTCTTGCCGCATCATCTTGCCCAGCTCGGCGGGCGGGATGAACCCAACGTGCCGCAGCTCGCCCCAACGTTCGCCGCTAGACGCATGACGCATCGACTTCGCGGCTTCAATGAACGGCTCAGCGTCATAGGTCTTCTGGATGACTGCTTTGCCCTCAACGCGGTGCACCGTCGTGGCGATGCCCAGTTGCGGGTCGTAATCCTGGATCTTGAAAACTTCGTCCATTCGTAAAAAAGGGGCCGAAGCCCCCCCCCTCACGGTTGGTTGGCTTACGGATTCAGGTTGGCGACCTTGCCCTGTGCCATCTCGCTGGTGACAACGGTCAGCACCTCGCAGGAGACCATTTCCTTGTCGGTGTGGCCGGTCTTGGCCAGCGGATCGGTCTTCCAGTTCTGGAAGTACGCCAGGCCGTAGTGATCCGGGTTAAGGATCAGCGCGGTATCGCTGTTGGCCGTGGCCTGCACGTAGTTGGGCACCACAGTCAGTTCGCCGAAGTCACCCATGTACACGTCAGCGCCGCCAACGATGCGGTTTTGCTGCTTCGCAGACAGCGAGGTCTGGAACCGGTTAGCCGCGATGCCCAAGAAGCCGGAGAACGTGCCCTTGTGCGATGGGGTGACCGACAACAGGCTGGGTTGTTCACCGCTGTTCGTGGCGATGGCCTGCAGCACGGTCTTCAACAGCGCCTCAGTGAATGCGCGGTTGGTGCCGGCCGTCAGGGCCGTGGTCGGAGCGCCCGAGGTGTGCGCAGCCGTAGCGCCAGCGCCGCCGTGCGAGGTGTTGGTGTAGATGAACGCGCCCATGCCAGCCGACTTGCGCGCCGTGGTGCTGTTGCCAGCCACCGCCACGTTGTTGGAAACAAGCATGGCCTCCACGTCGCGCTTCAGCTCGGGGATTACCTTCATGGCGATCTGGTAGCGCATCTCGTCCGAGCGGCCGGCCGACTTGGTGGCGCGCTGCGAGGTCGTCACCACGGCCACCTTGTCGAACAACTGCGCGTAGTTGCCGACGCGGTTGGTAGCAACCAACGCGGTGCCGGAGCGGTCGTCACCTTCGATGACTGCGTTGTCCTTGTTCGGGGTCGCCAAGTTGTCGCGCTGCCATTCGTGGAACTTGGCTTTTGCGGTGAAGCGTCGGCCGGCCGACGAGACAGGGACCTTCTCAGGCGAAACCATGTAGACCTTGTCTTGCAGGTCTTCACGGTTGCCGTTCACGTCATAGGAATCGTAGGTATTGGTTGGTTGTGCCATTTCGGTTCTGCCTTACAGAAAATTGATGAGGTGTTCAGCGCGTCCGGTTGTCTTCAACCGTTCAAGCGCCGACTTGTTTTCACGTTTCGGTTGCGGAGCGGACGGTTTGACCGTGGGTTTCGCTTCGCTAACCTTTTGCATGGGCTTGCCGTTCGCGGCGTCCCATTGCGCCGCCTTCACGATGGCTTCAAGGACTACCGGGTCAGCGAAGCGGCCAACAATGGCCCCCATGTCCGACGTTCCGGCCTTCTTTTGAATCCACTTCTGAGCGGCTATGTTTGCTTTCTCGCTGAACTGCGGCCCGAGTGCTTTACGCGCCTCAGTCGCGGCCTTTTCCCATTGGGCGGCCGTGCTTTGTGCGCGCTGCTGTTCGGTCACTTGGTTCAACTGGTTCAACGACTGCTGCCAGGCGAAGCCCTTGGTTTGCACTTCCGCTTGCGCGGTTTGGTACATCACCATCAACCTCGTTGCTTGGGCCGGGTCTTGGTCGGCCAGCGCAGTCCAATCGACGGCCTTGAGTTGTTCAACTCGCTTCTGAGCGTCCCGAAGGTCTGCCCAGGTTTCTGCCGTCTCGCCCATCAGCTTCTGCCGATGTTCGAGGGATTGCACAGTCGCTTGGATGTGCTTTTCAGCATCCGCTGCGGCCTGCGTCTTTCGGGTGTAGTCCGCTTTCAGGTCGGCGGCCATCTTTTGAACTGTCTTGACAAGCTCCGGAGGCGTCCCCTCGGGGATTTCCAGCTTCTTTCCGTCCAGATCAATCAGATCGGGCTGCGCTTCTTCTTGCGGTTGTTCGGCTTCGTCTTCAACGCCTTCGGCCTGCTCCTGCTCGCCCTCGTCGGGTTCAGGGGTGGTTTCGTCAACCACTTCGGCTTTGGGCTCGTCTCCGAGCGCCGCCAACAGATCAGACATTCCGCTTTGCGGTTCGATGTCCATAACACCTCACTTGATCACCCTTTCGGGCACAAAAAAGGCGCCTCTAGGGCGCCTGCATATCGGCCGTGCCGAATTCAGCTTCTGAACATCCGGTACAGCTTCGACTGTTCTTCGTATCGCTTCAGGTTCTCACTCGCAAGGACTCCAGTTTGCACGTAGCCCTTGAGGATGTTCTCGAACTTCTCCGCCATCTTGTGGAGCTGCCAAAGCGCCTCTTTGCCCTGTGCATCACGGGCAGGGCACTCGCTCCACTGCTTGATCACTTCAGCGCGGATGGCGTCTAGCGTCTCTTGCAGAAGCTCGTTATCCAGCAGCTCAGATGCGCGCTGACCCCGGGTCTGTTCTTCGATGGGCGTCATAGCATCGGCTGCGGGATGGCCCGCTGCTGTGCAATCGTCAGCTTCACGTTCGCATCAAGGTCGGCCTTGTATCGGTCGAACTCAAGGCGTGCGGCTTCCTTCTGCATCTCGTAATGCGCGCGGAGTTGTTCAAGCTGGGCCTGCTGTTCAAGCTCCAACTGCTTCTGCCTGGCCTCCCACTCCTGCCGGTTCTGGTCAATCTGCATTTGCGATTGCAGCTCGGCTTGGAACTTGGCTTGATCGGCCTGTTGCGTGGCTTGGAACTTCTGCGCGTCGGCCTGAAGTTCCATCTGTTTCGTGATCACGCGCGGGTCAGGCGGGGCCTGTGGCGGCTGAGGTGGCGGCAATTGCTTCGGGTCGGTCCAGAACTCGGCCGGGTTCTTGAAGCCAGCGTTTTCTGCGATGCGAGATTGCACCGCGAACACATTGGCCTCAGTCACCACACGCCCACCCATCGGGGTGCCCATCAATGCGAACTGCGCTTGCGCGATCTGCTGCAGATAGCCAGCCTGCTGGATCACGTCGCCAGTCCCCAGGCCGACATTGATCATCATATCGAAGCCGTCGCGCCAGTTCTGCGGCTCATAGGCTACGAACTTGTTGGAGAGCTTGAATGTCAGCTTCTCCATGCAGTAGTCCTGCAGCGTCTTGAAGATGCCACGGAACATCGGCGCGACAAGACACTCAGCCATGATGCGGGCCATCAGCTTCATGCGCTTCTGGCTGGCGTTCATGATCATCTGCATACCGCCGCGCGTCTTGTTCAGCGAATCGGCGTCAAGGCCCTGGCTGTAGCGCGTCCACCCGGTGCGGTTCTCCTTGGCGCTGTTCAGCATCTCAACCATCGGCATTGCTTCAATGCCCTGCCAGCGCTGCGCATAGGGCCTGATCGCGCCCGCCACGTTCTCACGCAGCACACCGCCAGGCCGACGATTCAACAGATCGTCAATGTTGGCTTGCGGGTTGCCCTGCGAGTCGGTCAGAACAACAGTCTCTTGGTTGTTCGCCAGGTCAAGGTTATCGAGCTGCGCGCGCCAAATATCGGTGCTGATGCGCTGGAAGTCAGACACCAGTTGTGCAACAGACAAGCCGTTGAACTGGTGCGTTAGGATGTAGGGCGTCCATGCCGCAATCGGCACATGGCTCACTTCCTCATTGTCTAGGATCAGCTTCCCTAGGCGCGTGATCTTGCGGCGCTCTGTGATGCCGTCGCCGTCGAAATCAACAAGCACGTATTCTTCGATCAGCCAGCCACGAACAGACGAATCGTCTACCGTCTGACCGTCGAAGCGGTCGCGGTCGAGGAACATGTCCCGCAAGTAGCCGTCTTGGGTCTTGCGCTCATTGCTGGCCGCGCGGACATCATCAATCGTCACATCCTCATAGCCGAGTTGATGGATGTCGCTCAGGCTCTTTTGAGTGATGTGCGCGACATAGGCGCAGTCATCCAGCAGGATTGAATTGTGGTTCTTGCTGATCAGCAATTCATCGGGCGGGATCGGCGCAACCTTGACGATGCCGCGATCCTCAATCGTCTTGATGCGAACAGTCCACAGCTTCGGCGGGGTCTGCTCGCCAAACTCCGCATCGGTCTCCTGCGCGCCCTGTTCCGCCTCTACCTCGCGCTCACCCTGCGCTTCATCCTCGCCGTTGTCTTCCTCTTTCGAGATCAGCTCGGCTTTCGGGTGCGTTGACAGGTACACCGCCAACTGCATTTCAGAGACGCCCCGGAACGTCTCCCACTTCGGCGTGCGCTTGACATCCCACCACCACTTGATGCCGCCCGTTTTGAGCGTCAGGCCGTCCTTGGCTGCGGTGTAGAGCGTCAAGAACCCGTTGTTCTGCTTGTAGAAGACATGGTTGCAGGCGTTGGTGACTTCCTCCGCCGCTTCCACATCCTCAGGTCCGACAGGATCGAAGACAACCGCCTTGTCACTGCTGATGAACACATCGAGCAGATCAGGAAGCATTCCCTCAACAGCATCAAACACATCCGACGTGATGACCTTAGAGCGCCCCTCAACCTCGGTCCCGTAGGGCATCCGGTTGTAATCGCGGATGGCCCGTTCGCGCTCTTTGGCGATCTGCGAACTTGAATAGTGATAGGCGGAGTCGTGCTCAGCTTCTAGGAAGCGCAGCAGCTCGTCATCGTCCATCTTCTTCATGCGGTTCGCCTGTTTTGGTAGTTCAAAGGTGCTTGCTTCATCATCGGCGGCTGATGAGCCACGCACATCAAGCCAAAGGCGTCTGCCCCGTGGCTTGCCCAATCGTGTTCTGGTCCGAGGCCAATCCCGCGCTTCTCGTCCCGCTTCTCGTGATACCAGCCAAGCGCATCTAGGCCAGGCTGGCACTTTTCCTCGTTGAACCACATGCTTGGGAACAGCCTGCGGGCTTCCTCAATGCGAGCCATCGCAGCGCCCTTGCCTTGGTTCGGAATCACTGTGACAGCAAAGCCAGCATCACGCAGAGCACTTGCATAGCTCACGTCGTGAACCTTGTCTTGCGTGTCCCCATCGTGCGGAAGCCAAACGCCGGCCTTCTCGTACCCGCTGGCCCGTAGCCAGTTGATGTGGGTCGCCAGCGGCTGTCCAACAGCTTCGTAGTAGTCCAGCACTCGAATCTCGCGCCCGATGAACTGGGCTATCCAGATAGCAACAGCATCAGCTTTTGCGCCGGTCCCGCCGATGTCAAAGAACGCGCGTAGCGTCATCAGCGGGTCAGCGGCTACCTTGCCAATCCGGCCCTCAGCCTTTGCGGAAGTGATCGCCGCCGCGAAGTAGGCGCCAGAGATAACGCTGATGTAATCGCCTTCCCAGATATGCGCGTACTGGTCTGGCCGTTCTGCCAGGTCACGCAGCCGTTCACGCTCCAACTTCTCCGGGAACTTCGGGTTGTCTTTCCAGTTGCATTGCACAACCTTGATGAGCGGATCACTCGAATTCCTGAAGCGGCTTTCAACTGCCGCCGTCTTGCGCTTCGGGTTCCATGTCACCCAAAGCTCAGCATTCCAGTCTTCTCCCTCCTCACGCAGAGTCGGGATTACGACATTCCATGCCTCATCAGTGACCGGCTCGGCCTCATCAACCCACAAGATGAGGATGCGGCCCTTCGACTTGATGGACGCAATGCTTCGGTCAAGGCCGACGAACGTAAACCAGATACGCCCGTCTTTGCTCTTGATGTACTTGTCACCAACCTCGTAGTAATCCGCGAGGAATGGCTCGTCCTCAATCGCCCGCTTGCACTCCTCTAGCGAGGAATCCTCTAGCGAGTTCATGAACTGCCGGCCGCAGACTAGCTGCCCCGTAACGCCAGACATGCCGTACATGTACCCGCGCACGGCAATCATCTTGGCGAATGAGCGAGTCTTTGCAGACCCTCGCCCACCATAGGCGCCGCGAACGTCTGCGCGCCCAGCAAATACAGGCCGCAGAACCTTCGGGAGCTTAATCCTCGCTGTCGAGGTCAACTAGCTCAATCCTGTGGACAACTGGCGCGTCCGGATCGCCTTGATGCACAACCTTGTCGCCATACAGCTTCGGCAGCATCTTGGAAAGCATCCACTTGCGCGAATCCATCCGAAGCTTTGACCTGGCAACCCGCTCTGTATCAGTGCGCTCGTTGCCGTCGTCATCTACCCAGGTATCGCCCCTGCTGTCGTCGCTGATCTCGATTATCTCGTCAGCCAAGAGCTGGTAGCCGATCTCACGCGCGCGGGTGTATTGGTCGGAAAAGGCTTTGTTGTCCTTCACCCATCCCAAGATCACGGAATGCGTTGTGCCGGATCGCTCTGCTGCTTTGCGCAGACTCAAGCCATCTGCCAGCAGCTCGCACACCTGATCGGCTATTGCTTGGCTGTACATCGTCTAACCAGTCCGTTTCCGGGTCGCTGGCTCCAATGAAAAAAGCCACCGCATGGGTGGCTGTGTGCGTTCGCCTGGGGCAGTTATCCCCTTGTGGCGGTCCGGGCGCGTCTTCGCTATCGGTATGGGCGGGATACTAGCTCATGTTGTGAGCTAGTGCAAGCTCATTGCGTGAGCTAGTGCGCTTTTGCAACAGATCGCGGCCTTGGTGCAGAAGCTCGGCCAGGCCGTGAGCGCTGCACTTGATGTACTTTGCGGCCTTGTTGGGCGAACCACCGTAGACATAGAACCACCTCAGCGCCTCGCGCGGGTCGTTGTCGATCTGCGCCACTGCCCGCTCGATCACCAGCCCGTCCACCTGATCCGCTGGGATTGACGCGCTCAACTCGTCCCATCGCTCAGAGCTTCGGTATTGGCTGAACATTGGGTGAGTGCGAGAAAGTGGATAAGTCCTGACGCACCTGGCCCAATTGACTAGACGGCCATCAATGGCGCGGTGCTCGGGCTTGATGTAGCTGAAGTCTGGCGGTGCTTTGCTCATTCGTGTCCTTTCATCATTCGCGCCACTCTCCGGGCGCCTTCAACATCGGTCACGGTTGCCACAGGGCCGCCGCGCCAGGTGCTCATGAACTTGGCTTGAGCTGGGGTGTGCTTTCTTGCGCTGGGCGGCTTCGATCCATCCTTGCACTCAACGAGCATAGTCATCAAATTGATGCCCACCAGCAAATCCACCGGCTGGCGAAGGTCGTACACGCTGCAGCCCTCATCAATGAAGGCAGCAACGATGGCGGCTTTGTTAGCGTCAGTGCGCGCGGCGTAGCGGTTGATGCTCATGGCCGTCCAGCCCACATCGGGCAGTCATCGTGCGGAACAAGCCACCCAGCATCGCTAGTACGGTACAAATCTTCACCGACTGCCATGCAGACCGGAACGAGGCCAAATTCTTTGGCGCCAAGAAACTTGCAGTGAGCGCCCGTCAGTGCATCGGCGCAGCATGTAGGTTCGCCGCTGGGGCTCCTGAACACGCGGAATGTGATGGTTCTGGTTTCTGTCATTCGATCACCTAGTCTTTCTCACGAACGGCAAAGTCCAATCATCTTTTCCACGGCAGCGCGGATCGCGGGCCACTCGGTCGGACCAATGGCGATCTTCCCGTAATCGCCAAGATGCTGGGAAATCACGACGAACTCGCCGCCTGACTCGTCGTCTATTTCAACGGTTGTCGCCTGCTCGCTAAAGATCGGCTCACCCTTTGGGGCAATGACAAGGCGCGTCATGCGTTCCTCGAATTCGTCGGTGTTCATGGGTTGCCCTTGTGCATTGCTTAAAGTCTTCTGATGTTGTCTAAAGCACGTTAGGCAGCACCAACAGCCTCCGTAGCCACCATCTCTGCCAGGTGGTTAAACAGTCGCTCGGCGTCAGCAAATACCTCGTAAGCGTCATCGGCGGTGGCGTAGCTGCTGAAGTGCGTGTCGTGCAGGTGGTTGTAGTCCGCGCCGATCTGCACGCTGGTCGGCTTGCGGTCATCGTCGTAATGCCATCGCAGCAGGCTCGGGCCGCCATGCAACGGCAAAGCTGCGGTCAACGCGACCTGTCGCGGCGAGCGAGCTTCCGTTATTCATTTGGCGTCTTTTGCGCCGCGCCAGGCGCGTTACCTTCGACGTTAGCCCGCTTGTTTCGCGGCGCGGTCGTAAAGCACCACATTCACCGTGGCGGCCAAGTTCATGCAGTGGCGCGTCGGCACGTACACCACATCACGGCACCAGGCCAGCACCTCGGGTCCTAGCGTGCCGTCCTCGGGTCCGAACACGTAGAACGCGCTGCGCGGGTGCTTGTAGCCAGGCAGGGCCTGCGCGCCTTCGATCAAGTCAACCGCCACCGGAACCGCCCCGTGCGGGATCATGGCGCGCAAGTCGTCGCACGTCAGCAGCGGCAGGTGTCGGTGCGCCGCTTGCGTGTCGGTACGGGCGCGGTGGTAGCGCACGCCACTGGCGGCCACCATCGCGGCGCCGTAGCACCCGGCAGCGCGCAGCACCTCACCCACGTTCAGCGGGTCTTTCGGCTGGTGCAGCGCAATCGCTGCGAATCCCTTGCTCATCACTGTCCTCTCGCTTCTCGTTGCGGCGGGCTAACTACTCGCTCAACTCGGACCCGTTCCGGCCTTCGGCCTCCACGGTCCGGTTAGCTCGAACGTTAGGCGTCTTCTTGCTCATCGGTGCTAAAGCTGTAGCTAACCCTCGTGCTCACGCTGAAATCGCCGTCGCAGTGCGGGCACGAAACCTCGTGCTCGCCTTCTTCGTACAGCTCCCACCACTCGTTGTCGGCCACCTTGCACTCCTGGCCGCAGTGCGGGCAGCGTGGGTCGTTGTTGCCCCAGTAGTCGGACGGGTAATGCCGCTCCGATGCCTTGGCCTTCTTCAGCGCTTCAAACTTTTCCATCGTCGTTCTCCTTGTTTCTCACCCACACGCCTAACCGCCAGTTCAACTCGGACGCCCATTCGGGCGCCGGTTAACTTATTGGTTATGCAGCACCTGCAACAGCCTTGGCAATCGCCGCGTCCATCATGTCCGCAGCGGCGTTCCATTCGCGCTGCCCAAGCGGGCCAGCGACCTTCAGGGCCAGGCACGCAGCCAGCAAGTCAGGGGCGGCCTCGATCAAGCGCACGTTGGCAGCATGTGCGCCAGGCGTCAGGCAGTGCGGCCCGTACATTTCAGGTATCAGCGCAACATGGTTGTAAGGCCACGGCCCGGCCGCGTCCACGGTGTAGCTGTAGCGCTCAGAGTTGCAAACACTAGCCTTCCACGGCCCCGGCGTGTGCTGCATAACTGTCGGTTCAACCGGACCCAAAACGGCCGGGCTAGTCTGTTCCATTTGCATACTCCTGTTCGGGCCGTTTCGGGCCGGTTAACCTAGCGTTAGGCGTCGGCCTTCGGCCGCTCGTTGCTGTACGGTGTGAATTCACCTTCTCCCTCGTCGCACAGCTCTTTGAAGCACTCCGGGTGCATCTTGTTCGTGTACCACTTGCCGTCATACACGCCGGTCTGGTGCACATAGTGTTCGCAAACCGCAATCTGCTCGGCGCAGTAGGTGCAGCGGTGAGCCTTGCGCGCCGTGCGGTCTTCGTGCGGGTTGTAAAAGTCGCTCATCGTCTTTCCTTCGCTTCGGAACCAGCCCAACTCCAGGTCGAGGCGACCCACTCCGGCGTGAGTCGTCCGGGATTTCCGGACAACTCGGCGCGCGCCTACGTGGTCGCCTCACCATTGACGTTGGGCGTCTTGCGGCGTGCCAGCTCAGCAGCACACATCGTGATGGCGCGGCGCGTGGCCGCCAGCGCATCGGTGCCGTAGGGCTCGACAACTTCCACGCCATCGCCTTCCTGCGCATCGTGGTCCCATACCGGCTTGCGCACGATCACCGAATGCTTCGGCTCGTCATACATCGGGTACGCGGTCACCTGCAGCCCGATGCGCACCGCCAGCACCAAGGCGTCCTCGTTGTTGGTCAGCGGGTTCCACGGCCGCTCGCCAAAGCCGTTCGGCATCGTCCACGGGTAGGCGTGGCCGTTGGCCTGTGCAGCACGCACCAGCAGTTCGTCCTTCATGCTCAGTCCTTTTCGCTTCGGGTAGGGCCGCCCAACAGGCCGGTCAACCCGGACTTGCCTTCGGCAAGCCGGTTACCGGCAACGATCTCCGACGCGCGCACCAGGGATCCTGCTGGGTAGGTGATGTGGCCGGTGCTCATGCAAACATCTCCATCTGATCAACCTCGACTGCGGTCACTGCACTCGCAGCAGGCGCAGGCATCGCGGCCGACCTCTCGGCCGGAACCTGCTTTTCGATCGCGGCCAGCGTTCCCGGCAAGCACACCAGGTCGCAGAAGCGCGAGCGGTAGACCATGCGCAGCCAGCCATAGCCTGGCAGGCTCGCGTCAAGGCCTGGATTGCGCACCAGGGTCTGATCGAGCAGCGGATTGCTGACCACCCAGCCGGCGCGCTGCTGCACCTCGTTTGCACGCATGCCCTGGCGCAGATGCAGCGGGTCGAAGTCGCCGGGCGCGGGGCGGTGGCGGGCGCCGGTGAAGGCGGCTTCGCGAAAGGCCCGCGCCGCGGCACGGTCGCGCCGGTCTAGCTTGGGCTGCGCGTAGACCGGGCGCAGCTCGGGCTGAGCCTTGCGGTGGCGGCTCATGCTGCAGCCCTCAGCGCGTTGATGATGTCGGCGGCCACCGGTGGGCAAACCGCATTGCCAAGCAGATGCACGGCCTGGTGATGCTGCGCGGGCAGCCTGTAGCCGGCCGGGAAGCCCATCGCCGCCCGGCACTCGTCGGCCGACAGCATGCGCAACCGGTCGCCGTCGATCACGGCCCAGCGGTCGCGCGTGGTGATCGTGCCCAGCGGCCGGGCCAGGCTGCGGCCGGTCTCGCCGCTGCCGCTGCCGTAGTAGGGCGCTACGAAGCGCGCGCCGTGTTGGCGCCGGCCGGCGGCCACGCGAGACAGGGTGCGGGCGCTGCGGCCGGGCTTGTCTACCATCGACCACCGGCCGGCGTTGAAGTCGATCACCTCGGCCGCTGGCCGGTGCTCGCGCGGCTGCAGATCCAGCGCCGCCGGGTGCTTGCTTCTGCTGGCCACGATGAACAGGCGCCGCCGGTTCTGCGGCACACCATGGTCGGCGGCGTCGATGATCTGCGGCGCCAGGGCATAGCCCAGCGCGCGCCACGCTGCGCACCACGCCGGGTAGAGCGCCCACGCGGCGAACTCGGGCACGTTCTCGACCAGCGCGAAAGCAGGCCGGTGCACCTCGGCGCAGGTGATCACTGCCCAGGCTGTCGCGCGCTGACCGTCATGGTGCGCGCGCTCGGCGCCGCGGGCGCGGCTGTGGCCCTGGCAGGCCGGCGAGGCCAGCAGCAGATCGTGCTGCGGCGCATCCGTGAAGTCGGCCTGTTGCAGATCCTGGCAGGCATGCAGCGTGGTCGGGTGGTTTGCGCTGTGCCATTCCACCGCGGCGGGCCAGTGGTTGGCGGCCCAAGCCACCGTGCAGCCCGCTGAGGCGGCGCCGGTGCTGAAACCGCCGGCACCGGCAAACAGGTCGATGGCGATCATGCCGCGCCACCCGCCGGCATGTCAGCCCAGGCCACCACCTTGCAGTCGCCCCAGCGCTCCATGCGATCACCCGTAGCAGCGTCCATCCAGTGCTCGCCGCTCCACCAAGCTGGCCAGGTGTCGATGGCGGATGTGTCGACGGCCGGCTCGTCGTTGAACTTGAACGCAACCAGCACAGTCGTGTCGGCATCCGGCACGCCGTCGGCCGGCAATTCATTCCAGGTGATCGTCTCGGTGCGCATGGCGGTCGCTCAGGCCTTGGCGGTGGTGCCCATCAGCAGCGGCACGCCCTCGGGCAGTCCGGTGCGGATCTTCTCGATCAGTTCCTTGGCCGCGGCTTCATGCACCCGATCGGCGCGGATCAGCTCGTACCAGAACGCCACCTTGCCGCTGGCGTGGCGGTAGCGCAGCCTGGCATCCACGCGGTAGCTCGGGCCGGCCCAGAACACCGGCACGCCGATCGCGAACTTCTCGAACAGCTTCATGTTCGCTTCGGTCTCGGCGTTGTTGTCGTCGATGAAGTCCAGCCGCGTGCCGCCGCCCTGGATCTTGACGATGCTCTTCACCCGCTTGTCGCTGTTGGCCTCGAAGGCCGTGGCCATCTGCATCATCTGGGCGCTGGTCGGCATGCCTTCAACCGCTGCGATGTCGCTCTCGTTGCGCTCCAGAAACATCGCGAAGTCCAGCTGCGCCTGTGCCTTGTCCATGCCGTTGGCTCGGGTCCAAACCTTCCACTCGGCGCTGTGCTCGGGCGCATAGCGCGCGCGGTGGCCGCGCCAACCGGGCACCTGCTTGGCGCCCAGGTCGTCGAACACCGCCTCGAAGGCCAGCTGGTGCGTCTGCGGGTTGAAGTCGCACCACACCACCGTGGCCGGGCTGGCGTGGCGGGTCAGGTAGTCGATGAAGCTCTCGGGCTGCGCCAGGCTGACGCCCAGCACCGCGCGGCGCGGCGCGGGCAGCAGGCGCTCCAGGTCCACCTCGCGCAGCTCGTGGCCCTTGGGCACGGCGGCCAGCGTCACTTGCAAGGCGGTGGTCGGATCGATGCCGCCGATGATGCTGACCTTGGGCAGCACGTCAGCCAACGTCTCGGCAATGTTTTTGGTTTCCATGATGATGGGCTTGGCCGCTGCGGGCTGTTGGGGTTGGGGGGTGCCGAACGACGAGGCCATGTCAGCCCGCCGTGCGAAGTTCAGCCGGTGCGGCCGGGGCGCTGCCCAGGCTGCGCAGCTCGCCGGTGTCGGGGTCGACCTGGCGCAGGTCCAGCTTCTGCTGCTTCGGGTTGTCGGGCGTCAGGTTGCCTTCCACCGTGGCCCACAACATCGTCGCTTCGAGCTTGGGCTCGGGCACCTTGGTGGTGACGTCGGGCACGATCAGCATCGCGCCTCTGGCGCCGCGCTTCAGCGCCAGCGTGATCTGCA